ACACCGAAATCTCGCGCCTGCTGCTGCAGCAAAGCACGCCGGATGCCGACATGTTCGTGATGGAAGACCTGGCGCAAGTGCTCGGCGTCGCGCTCGACGCGGCCGGCATCAACGTCGGCGGCTCCGGCGCCCCGGTCGGCATCCTCGGTACCGGCTCGATCGGCGCCTTCACCGGCACCACCCTGGGCCTGGCCGCGCTGCTCGACGCACAGGTCGACGTCGCCGGCGCCAATGCGCTGCACCCCGGCTGCGCGTACCTCACCACGCCGACCGTCGCCAGCCTGCTCGCCCAGCGCCAGCGCTTTGCCAGCACCGACACGCCGTTGTGGAAAGGAAACATTCTGGAGGGCGAAGTGCTCGGATTCCAGGCGCGCAGCACCAACCAGATGCCCGCCGCGACCGCCATCTTCGGAGACTTCCGCCAGGTCATCTTTGCCGAATGGGGCGCGCTTGAACTCGCCGCCAACCCCTACGCCAACTTCCCGGCAGGCATCACCGGCATCCGCGCCTTCCTGACCGCAGACGTCGGCGTACGCATCGCTGGCGCCTTCTCGGCATCGAGCTCGATTACCTGATGAGCCGCAAAGCCATCCCCGCGGACACTGCTGGCGACGTGCAAGCGCCGCCAGCGCCTGTCCGCACCCCGCCGGCCGGCTTTGTCGAGTGCATCACCACTCGGCCAAGCTGGCAGGGCGGACAGCAGGTGCCCGTCGGCACGCCGGTCCTGCTTTCCAACGCCGACGCCAGCTACGCCGAATCGATTGGCCGCGTCTGCCGCGTCACCGATTCCGAACCCGAACAACCGTGAGGTCCAACGATGCGAATACCTTTTTCTCTGCGGCCGATTTTGCTGCTGCTTGTGTTTTCGGTGCTGATGCTTTTGTCGGCATTCTCGACACCGCCGACGAACTCGCTTTCAACGCAGCGACCGCCACAACGCACACCCTGCGCTATGCGATGGGTCCGGTACTGGCGCATGGTGCTACGGGCACCGTGGCTGGCGTTACGTTCAAGGTCGCCGGCACGCCGGAGCAGGTCAGCGCCACTGACATGCGCGCTAATCTGGTAAAGGCCTGACCGCGTGATCTTCGACACCGAGACCGCGATCCTCGCCCGCCTGGCCGCCAAGTGCGCGCCAGGCAGCGTGCTGCGCGGCACCTTTGATGCGATCGACCTCACCGACGACAGCGTCGGGCCCGTCGTCGGCAAGGTCGAACTGCAGCAGATCGCCGCTACGGGTAGCGTGCATGGCAGCGCCGCGGCCGTCGATCTGGCCTATGCGTTCTCGGTGTATTGCGACATCCACCGCGCCACAACCGAACAAAAAACCGCCGCCGCCGCGCTGCTCGAAGCCGCCGGCAATGCCCTCGTCGCCTGGGAGTACGCGCCGCTGCGCACCCCCACGCTGCAGGCCGGCCAGCAATCCGAATTCGACGGCCGCGTGCTGCGGCTCTCGATTGGCTTTTCCATCCCGGCATTCTTCGGCACATAGGAGTTATCCCCCATGGGTTCCGCATTCATCGGCAAGGCAAAGGTCCGCGTGGCTTTGTACTCCGCCGGCAGCACCTTCGAAAACCGCCCGTTCCGCTACGTTGAAAACGTCAGCAATTTCCAGTTTTCCTTTTCCGAAGAAGAAAAGAAGCTCGCCGACTACGCCAGCGCGTCCGGCGGTGTCGACGCGTCCGTCAAGCGCATTTCCGACGTGTCCGGCTCGATCGACATGCGCCATTTCTCGGCAGACAACCTGGCGCTCGCGCTGTGGGGCACCACCGCCGCGCTGACTGCGACGCCAATCGTCGGCGAATCGGGATACAAGATCGTCCCGAATATGTTTGTCCCGACCAAGCGCCTGATCAACACCAGCGTCGCCCCGGTCGTCAAAAAGGGCGCCACGACGATCCTGGCGGCCGATTACTCGGTCAGCGCCGGGGGAATCACGATTGGCTCCACGATCACCACTGGCGGGGTCATTTCTGGCGATGACGTGACCATCGACTATACCCCCGTCGCCAGCGGCAGCGTGCAGGCACTGATGACCACCTCCCCGGAAGTATCGATCGTCTTTGACGGAATCAACTCGGTCAACGGCAAGGCGCTGGTCATCAAGATCTTCAAGGCGAATTTGGGCGCGTTGTCCTCGCTGCAGCTAATTTCGGACGACTTCGTTACGATGTCGCTCCCATTCACGCTGGTCCGGGACAGATCGATCACCACGACCGGGAAATCGCAATACGTCCTGATCGAGCAGGAGTCCTGATCGATGGCAGCAACTCAGATCGTCCAGGTGGGCGAGCAGACCATCACCGCGCGCGAACTGACGTTCGGCGAGGTTCGCGCCTGGCTCGTCGAGGCGACCGCGAGTGCCCAGCGAGATCCCGTCCAGGCTCTGGCGTTCCCAGGGCTGGGACTGGATGAGCTGTCCCGGATGTGCGACGCCCCGGTAGCCGTCCTGGAGACCTTCGCCGCCAGCGAGCTGATGCCGCTGGTCGATGCCGCCAAGGCGTTGAACCCCCCTTTTTTTCGGGTGCGGAAGCTCCTGATGGCCCACATCGACCGGCTGTCTGCCGACGAGGAACCGCCGACCTCGACCGCATCGCCTGCGCGCTGATCGAGCGAGGGCATTCGCAGATCCTCGACTACCCGTGGAGCCTGTACCTGGCCGTGCTCGAACAGGCCACCAAGAAGGGATGAAAAAGCATGGCTGAAACGAAAGTCGTCATCACCGGGGACCCGACCGGAGCCGTCGCCGCATTTCACCAGGTCCAGCGCGCCGCCGTCGCCGCATTTCACCAGGTCCAGCGCGCCGCCGTCGATTTCTCTAGCCAGACCACGGCCGCCATCGCCCCGCTGACCTTCGGTCTCGACAAATTCAAGGCCGCGCTGGCCGCCGCCAGCGCCGTGCTCGCTGGCGGAGCGATGTTCAAGGCCAGCATCAACGCGGCCAATGAGTGGAACGGCCAGGTGGCCGCCCTGGCAAAATCCATGGGCACGTCCACCGAAAAGGCTTCGGTGCTGGCCGTCGCGCTCCAGCATCTCGGCATCGATGCCGATCTGCTGGGCAAGGCCTCCCTGGCCCTATCGCGCAACCTGGCCAGCAACGAGGAGGCGTTCACCGCCCTTGGCGTCCGCACGCGGGACGTCTCCGGCGCCCTGCTGCCCGCCGGCGAAATCATGGCCTCGGTGAACGGAAAACTGGCCCAGATCAAGAACGGCGTCGAACAAAACATCGCGGGCATGTCCGTCTATGGCAAGGCCTGGGGCGATCTACGAGGGATCCTCAAACTGACGTCCGAACAACTGGAAGCCGCAGAAGCGAAGGCCAAAGCGCTTGGTTTAGTCATCGGACCGGAAGCCGCCGCGCAAAGCCGAGCGTACAAGGAAGCCCAAAAGGACTTGGCCCTGGTATCCAAGTCGCTGGAAATCCAGATCGGTGAAGCGCTGTTGCCGACTATGGTCAAGATGGGCTCCTTCATGAGCACGCTGGGCGTCCAGCACGGGAAAAATTTCGCGCTTGCGATCGAGGCGGTGTCCTTCGCCGTGCGCGCATCGATTTTGGCGCTCACGGACATGGGCGATGCCCTGGGGGCCATGGCCGCACAAGCCGCTGCGCTATTGTCCGGGAATCTGGTGGCCTTCAAGGCGATCGGCGAAGCGCGGGACGAACAGTCCCGGCAGAACGAGCAGATCTACGAAAGGATGAAGGAGGATTTCGGCAAGCCATTGGCCGTCGAAGAGGATGTCGCCGCCAAGCGCAAGCGCCTGCAATCGGAGCTGCAGACCGCGCTCGGCAACCTGGAGCACTTGCGGGCGATCGAATCCGGAAAAGTCTCGGCGGAAATCGTGGAAAACGACGACAAGGCAACCAAGGCCCAGATTGCCAACGCCGGGAAGCTGCGCGACGCCCTGAGATCGGCCTGGAAGGAATCCCTCGATGGCGCACGGGATTCCGCGGAGAAAGCCAGGTCGCTGCTCGAGAAAGCCGGAGAGACGAGACAGGCCGGGAAAGACGAAGCGGACAAGATTCGGAGCGCGCAATCCCCCAAAGAAACCGGCCCGTTGCGCATTGCGCTACCCGGAATCGACGGCGGCAATGCGGTCGATGACGCCACGCAGAATGCGCTTCTGGCCAAGCTGGCGGCACAACAAGGACGCGTCGAAAACGCCAAGAAACTGGCGGATCAGGCCACCCACGACGCAGAGCGGGCCGCAAAGCAACTCGAAAAAATCTCCGACCCCGAAGAAAAGGCGCGCGCAGTCGAACGGATTGCCGAAGCCAAAGCCACCGCCGACGAAGCCCGCGCCAAGATCAAGCAGGACGAAAGCCAGCAGCTGGAGGAAAAAGCCCAGGGGCAAGCCGAAACCCTCAAGACGATCGAACAGCAGATCACCGACCTGCAAAACAAGGCGGCCAATCTGAAATTGTCGGTCGATATCGCCGAAGCGACCGCCGCCATTCAGACGATCCAGAGCGAGCTGGCCGCCATCCAGGACAAGACGGTGACGGTAACGGTCAAACAGGTCAACGCCGGCGGGTCCCCGGACAGCACGGCGTCCGATTTCCCCGAGTTCTGGACCGGCGGATTCACCGGCCGAGGCGGCAAATTCGACCCGGCCGGAATCGTCCATCGCGGCGAATTCGTCGCCCGCTCCGAAGTCGTGATGCAACCGGGCGCCCTGGCGTTTCTGGAGCGGTTCAACGCCCTCGGAATGCGGGCCTTGCCCGGATTTGCCGACGGCGGGCTGGTCGGCCGAATCCCTCTCGGGTCGCTCCCAAGCCACGCGCCGCCCCGGCAAACTGCCGTCTTCCACTTTCCGGACATCGGCCGATTCCCGGTATCGATGGCCCAGGATGACCTGGCCCGGCTGCAAAGCCAGTTTGGCCGGGCCGCGCTACAGTCGGGAGGACGCAAATGATTTCCCTGCAAATCAGCACCCTCGAGAATACCCTGATCATCCCGAACCGCGCCGCGCTAGACCTGGATCAGACGTACGAGCCAATGGGCGGAGAATCGATTTTGCGGACGATGTCTGGCGCCGGCATCAAGCAAGTCACCTGGTCTCGTCTGCGCACGACCATCAGCGGAGGCGGATGGTCCCCCCCTGGCCTGGGAGGGATAGACACCACGCGGCAGCAGACCGTCGCCTGCATCATCCCGCGCACCGTGATCGCCAACGACAGCCGGCAGGCGACCCTGCCCGCGTCCCGGCGCAGTGACCCCGGTGCCGAGCCATGGGCATGGGCCATCCGTCCCGATGGCAGCATCGTCAATACCGGCCTCGCGATCGCGGGAAACCTCGCCACGGCCGACGAAATCACCGGTGCCGTTGGCTACCAGATCCTGTATTACCCGCTGCTCACCTGCTGGGTCAGCCGCCCGACAGAATCCGGCGTACGTGGCGATGCCACGTATCGGTGGGAGATCACATGCGAAGAAGTTTAATTCCCTTCGTAATTCCTCTGGTCCTGCTGATGCTCTCCTCATGGGCAGCGGTGCTGTTCGTCGCATACTTGGTGATGGGATGAGCAATACCTATCCCGGCACTACCGGAATCGACGACCGAGCCGGAATCTGGGCCGCCCAGGTATCGATTGGCGGATCGGACTGGTCCGCGCGAGTCGTGGGAGAAATCCGGATCGACGCCGAGGAAGGTAGCGCGCGGGTAGCAGACCTGTCGATTCGCCCCCTGACCGGGACCGAATTTACCATCGCCGATTGGGTCGGGACCGCCATCCTGATCGACATCGCGGACATGGCTACCGGTAGCCCCGCATCCGTCGCGCGGCTATTCACCGGAGTCATCGACACCCCGGACCTAGACCTCAAATCCGGAATCGTCAGCCTGCGCTGCACGGACGACCTGCAGAATTTCGTCGATGGCATGACGGTCGAAGCGATCGACGCCGCGATTCCCGGAGGCTATGCCAGCCCGGTGGTTTTCGACCCCGCGGCGCGCGGCTGGGCACACTCCCAGGACAGGCTGTCCACGCTCCCGGCGGCCCTGGATTTCAGCCCCATCCGAGCGTTGCGGGTCACGAACTGGGCGCCAAAATCCACCCCGGATCTCACGTTCACCGAGGCCCACATCCTCGATGGCAGCCTGGACTTGTCGATGTCGAGCCGGGATCAGCTCATCAACCGGGGCGACATCG